AACAACCATCATTAGCAACTGCTACGGATTCATCTACTACTTTGGTTGACTTTCTTGGCATTTGACTGATAAGTTTAAATAAACAAATAAACTGAAATTACTGGGTATGGGTAGGTATGATTTAATATATAATATTATATTTATAATGGTTTTCAATTTTATATTATTAATATTAAAAATAATATAAAAAATAACATAAAAAATAACATAAAAAGTAATACAGATATATTTTTTACTCTTCATCTTCACTTCCTTCTTTTTTTTCACTTCCTTCTTCTTCACTTCCTTCTTTTTTTTCACTTCCTTCTTCTTCACTTCCTTCTTCTTCACTTTCTTCTTTTTTTTCACTTCCTTCTTCTTCGCTACTTTTACTTGGAAATAAACTATTCATCATTCCTTGACTTTCTTCTGCAATAATTGATAGTGGACTTTTAGCAGGTCCGGCTTTAGGTGGTTGTTCTTCTTCTTCGCCTTCTCCTTCTCGTTCTTCTGTTGATTTTTTTATATTTCTTTTTGACTTTGATAACTCTACTTCTCCTTCTCCTCCTTCTCCTCGTTCTAGTTGTTCTTCCAGTTCTGCAATAATAAAAACTGCACTATCGTTTAATTCAAAACGCTGTCCAATTACACGAACCATCACAACATCATCCGCTTTCAGTTCTGAAAAATAAGGAATATTATAGTGATGGTCTCTCGCAATAAAAACATTTATCGGTGAAATATCAGAATTATTTGCAAATGCCATAAGTCCGGCATTTGTTATATTACTTACTACACACGAAATACGCATCCCGTTAGGTGGATTACAAACCAAATACTCAAAAACTATAGTAAATATTGCAACATTTCCATTAATATTTCCACATGAATACGTTATTATTTTTGAAGAGCCTTTTTTTACATATCCATCGATACAGCATTTCCCTTCAAATTCTTTCTTCAAAATCTCTTCAAGAACTTGCTTAATATTAGCGCCCACATATTTTATAGGAATGGACAACTTTTTGGTAATAATATTTTTAATATAAAGCGACATATTGCTGGCTCTACTCGCTTTTCCTCTTCCCGATATTCCCGGATCCATTATGCTGCTTTTTCTTGAAATGAGTGACATTTGCTTGCTATAATAATTGATTATTTTTATATTATTTATATTATTTTATGTTATTATTATTATTTACATGCCAATTTATTATAATATAAAATTGAATTTTAAAAATACTAATATAATTAAGTAAACATATACAAACATATACAAACATATACATAATATGGAAACTTGGTATCCAATTGAAGGTTCGGCTAAGCAACAGCGAAAATGTGATATTAATACAAAATTCTCTAAAAAAAGGGCAGACCATAGAAATCCAATTTTAAAGGATTGGGCGGAAAGACTAGAACATACAATAGAGCCAAAAGTTCCAGAAGATTATATATCACCATTTGATGCAACCAAGTGTATTTATTGTTTATCACTTAAACTTGGACCTACCGGCGATGAATTTAGACCATCTACACAAAGAGGTCGTCAAAACAAAATAAATTGGGTTCCTTGTTGTGGAACATGTAATTCTTCAAAAGAAGCTAAATGCGGAAGTGTATTGATTAAATGGATAAAATCTAAATCATCGGTTGAACAATATGAAAAGATTATTAAATGGTATCAATCTTATGAAAAATATATGATAATACCGGAAGATACGATTGACCCTAAAAATAACAAACTATATGTAACGAATGTAATGGAATTAGATGAACGACTTAATAAAATGTATGAAGATTTCATGTAAATCTATGTTGCTCTAAATTTGAAAATATGTAATATGTATTCATGACTAAATCGAATTCAATAACACTTCAACCGGAGAAAAGAACCATCGTTTTCCTTCTTCCTTTTCTCTATCATAATAACGTAAAAGAAACTCTTGCATTATACATAACTCAACTTCGGTTGTATTACGATTATTTTTAATATTGAATGGGAAATTGATAGCCTCGTAGTTTAGTGTTTTTGCTTTATATTGTCTAGAAAAATCAGCTTCAGGGTAGTCAATAATATTTAACATTGATTTAACAACTTTGGATGTAGTAATATCTTTTTCCTTTCCTTTTGCGGATGGTGGCTTTGGTTTTGCTGTCGTCGATGCAGCCACTCCACTTGATATTTTTTTATTTTCATTTTCCACTTCAGTTTTCATAATATTGGGTGTAACAAGTTTAATACGATTAATGAATAATTTAGCTATTCGTGTATAATCTGTATCATACGATAATGTCTTCTTCTGATACTTATCGATAAAGGATTCGTAAGAATAACCTAAAACACTCAATAACCTTTTAATTGCGGGTGAATTTTCTAATTTACCTTCTTTTCGCAATATTTCTTTAAACTCTTCTTCTAATTCATAATGAATATAGTCATGGCTTTCTTGTTCCGTCATATGTGACAATATACTCTGTGTTCGGTCATCGTTCAGCACTAACAATAAGTTGCTTACTATCTTTGCGCGTCCTGCTTGATCACATCTTGCTGCAATACTGCTACCCTTAACAAAACTCATTGATGCCTTAGATTCGGCACTAGAACCCAAAATTTGTTTTGTTTTAAACACAAAGGCACTATAGTCACCAATAGAAATATTTGTGATAAATCCGATATAGGGCGCGAGTGTATTACCGATAGTCTCTTTAGGTATGAAAAACTTTGCTAAAATATCGGCATTAAAGTATTTAAAGTCTGGCTTGGTTCCTAAAGTCCATCTGCCTACTTCTTCGTCTCTAATATATAATTCCAACTCTCCTTTTTTTGATATGAGCAATGCTCCGTTCTTTCGTAAACTGGGTGCTTCTAACACTAAAGATTTATAAAATGATTCCATAATAGTATCGAATTCATATTTAACAGGGTTAGATTCTCGAATTTCAAGTCTTTGCTTATCGGTGCTAATCCCGTAGTTTAAAAGTGTAAGTATATCTTCGTTATTTAGTTCTTGCAATATATGGGCAACTATAAATTCTTTCTGCATTCGCTCGGGGATAAAATTCATTTTATTTTTTAATACAAACCCCACATTGTGATACCAATCTGTTTTCCCCCGTTCTGTTTTTTGTTCTTTTATTGCAATATCATAATATTTTCGCAACTTTTTCAATAACTTGGGTTCTCTACGAAAGGACGATATCATTTCCATCAAATTTTCTTCGTCTGTATCATATTCTTTTTCGATTTTTTCTCTCGCTTCTCTCGCTTCTCTCGTTTCTGCAATCTTATATAACCCCTCCAATCCTTGGACGCCTTCAAGCCCAAGCTCAAGCTCTTTCGACTGCAATCCAATACTTTTCTTCATTCGTGATTCATATTTTTTGTGTATATCTTCGACAGATTCTTGTTTCTTGTGTGGAGCAAAAATAATTTTTTCACGTTTAAAATCAACCGGACGTTGTCGATCTCGCAATGGAACTATTGGATTATTTAATTCAAGTGGCTGGAAAAAATAGTAGTTTCCAATATTTACTAATCGCCCATATCGCCCATATCTGTCTATAATAAACTCGTTCTTATCTTCAATGAGTTGCGTCAATGCAATATCAATCGCTTCAGTTGGGTATTTTTTGCTATAGTTTATCGTTGCAATAAGGTCACTTGAAATGTCATCTATTTTTTTACTTGTTGCAGTTCTTTTATAAAAATATCGTTCCCTAAATATATCACGAATTCTTTGTACAATTTTATCCGTATTCATAGTCAATATTGCATCTGTAAATATGTCTTTCTTGTATCCAATATTTTTTCGCGATGTGGTTGGTCTGCATTCGTATAGGCATTCCATATAGTCACACGTGGATGAGAAGTCTTTATCGCCAATTTGATAAGGAATCTGAATACTTGATGCAGACGCCGTATCATAGGACGAAAGAATCTGAATAATTTTATTGTCAGGACTCGGTCCTAACGCGTCGCTAAAGTTTTTATCGGTAAAATTAGTTTGGTCAATATTCAATAAACAATCGACTGCGCTTTCCTTCAATACACGACTTACTTCGCCAATCTGTTTCGCCTTTCTTTCTGAAAGGCGGTATAAGTAAACATCTGCGGCTTCAACAACTGGGGATAATGAAAGCACGGATCCGTGTAAAAAGATTTGAACATTTCTCTTTTCAAATTCAAGATTTTTGTGACTGCAGTTGCGCACTGCTCGCCCGATCGTTTGCTCTACAAGGTTAATATTATACCATGGTTCTAGAATATGCGTTTGTCGTATATTTTTAAAATCAATACCCTCTGTTCCAGATTTGGAAATAATAATTGCTTTAATAAATCGCCCATCATAGTTTCCGTCGTTGGTCACCGCCTTTACCTCACCAATATTATCAGGCGACAAATTTTTATCACCGGAAATGACTATATATTTTGAAGGAAAGAAGGTCTCATCCTTGGTCATTTCATTTCGCCGCTTGCCAGTAATTGCGTCAATAGGTGATGCGGGTGGTTTACTAAAAAGGGAATGTCCACGCGCTGCGCCATATCGCACAAATCCCATACTTTCTAATGCGAGCGCAATCGGGATAACACCGCCGTCAATGTAAAAACTATAGATGAGTGTTATACCTTCGGATTTGTAAACATTGTCACAAATGCTTTTAATTTTTGAACTATAATTGCCGATATTTCCGGGTGCAAAAACGTGTGGAACATTTTCGCGATATGAGTAGTTGGATTTTGTTTCATCGTCGAAATCCATCACACGACGCAGGCCGTATTTGCCGACAAGTCCACGAATATCGTAGTTTTTAGTTTCGGCAACGGCGGGGTCAAAATCGTCTGCAGGGTATGAAATATTGAGACATTCTAGAGGGCGCTGAAGAAGTGTAATACCCGCGGTTTGTTCGGCCTGATCGTTGCGTTCCATATTTTTTATCTCTTCTTTATTGGACTTTTGAAGCTGGTTGATAATATATGTATACACGCTTTGTTGATAAGGCGATGCTTCTGTCAAGTAAATCTTATCTTGCATCATATCTAGTCTTCTATGTACCGGAATAATAGTTCCGCTGATTTGGAGTTCAGGGATTTGGTATTTTATTTTTCTGGCGGGTTCTCTCAACTCTCTCGACTCTCTCGGCTCTCCCGTGTCTCTCTCTTCCCTCATGCCCTCGCCACCCTCGCCACTCTCACTCCCCGCAAATGTGCGCATTGGTGCAAACTCGTCGGGGTAAATACGATACGGGAAAGTATAAGGATTCTCGCCACGAACGTAGGAGACATAGCCAGTTGAAAGTCTGCGCAAATTGTCACGTCCTGTTTCGGTAATTGCACTATTTTCATCAATAGATTCCGCAAAAATTCCGTCATCCGGATTGTCATTAAAAATATCACGATATTGTATTACAGCCCTCCCATCATTTAAACGCATAATATTAAGAAGCCAAATAATTTCACGATAACTATTATACATGGGTGTTCCAGAAAGGAGCAACAATCGTGTTAACAAAGAAGGACCGAATTTTACCAGTTTTTGAAGTTCATTTGCTACTGCGCGATTGGTAGAGTTGTCGCTAGTATTGCGAATATTATGAAACTCATCGATGACAATTAGAGAATTTCCAAATACAACTTTTAATTTTTGGTTCATAAGTTTATATCGCTGAACTTTATCTTCGATGCTGTCATCAATGGTTGATGTTTTTTGAATAAGCGACGCGAATTGGTCATAGCCGAGAAACATATACGAATTTTTAATAATCTTTTTAATTTCTTTCACGACTTTTTCTTCGTCCATGCCCTTCATATTCATGGGGTTAATTTCCTTTAAATATTTATTTCCCGTGCAGGAGCGAATATTCCATATGCCGTCGATTAATTTTAGTTTTCGGGAATCAAATAACTGCAGTTTAAAATTTTGCTGGACGTTTGGACTGGCAACTATGATAATTTTTTTCGCGGATGACATGCCAATATTGACAAGGTAGTCGCGCATTTCTTCGCAAATCGTAATTGCAGAACATGTTTTGCCTGTGCCCAGGCCGTGATATAGAAGCAGACTATTGTATGGTGTTTGAATAGAAAGAAAGTTACGGACAAACAACTGGTGGGGGGATAACTCGAAATCGGCATTACACATTTTATTTGCGTATTCTTTTATTTTTTGCATAGAGTCATACACTTTGCCGTCGTATGTTGTGTCTGCAAATTCGCGTTTTGCAGCAATCTTGATGTTGAATTCTGGGTCATCATGTGTAGGATAGAGAAAACTTTCGTCTTCGATGGCTTGCAT